GGCACCCATAACCTGGTTATCAGCGTCAATGCAGGCCAGAACCCGCTGAGTAATGTCACTGGGCGGACTCAAGTGACGCTGACACCCGGCCAGTACATCAAGACGAAATTTGCATGGAAGTCTGGGCAGCCGCTTGGGTATTTGTCCGTGCTGTCAACCAACGGCACATTCAACGCCTAACCACACCCAGGCCCCTATGACTCAAGCACTCACCTGTCTCTAAGGGTAGCGACATGCCAAGCCCCACTACCGCCCTCGACCTGATCACCAGGTCCATGAAGCTGGCCAAGTTGATCGGCTCCGGAGAGACGCCGACCGCAGAGGAAGCCGCCGACGCCCTGGCCACGTTGAGCGACATCCTGGAGAACTGGGGCACCGAGCCCATGTCTCTGTGGGGGACCGCCAACTTCGTGGGCTCGACGGTTGGAGGCCAGGGCACCTACACCATCGGGCCGGGCGGGAACTTCAACACCACGCGCCCGAGCCAGATCAATGCGGCGTTCGTGAACTTCAACGGGGTGGACTTCACGCTGGATGTGGTCGGCCAGCTCGACTACAACAAGATCAGCCTCAAGACCTACCAGCAGCCTATCGCCAATCAACTGCTGTACGTCAACGACTTCCCTCTGGGTCTGATCACTCTCTGGCCGGTGCCCACGGCGGCCATGCCCATCACGCTGACATTTGATCGGCTGCTGACGCAGATTCCCAACCTGGCCACGGTCATCAACTACCCTCCGGGCGCGGCCAAGGCGCTGCGGTACGCCCTGGCCATCGAACTGGCAACCGAGTTCGGCGCGCCCCTGGATCAGTCCATGGTGGCGATTGCCGCTGACGCCAAGGCCGACTACAAGCGCTCCAACAAGCAGCCCGTGAGGGCGTCGTTTGATGCTGCTCTGACCGGCCACTTCGGCACGGGCAACTGGCGCACCGGGGGCTGATCGTGAGCCAATTCCCATTCATTGGCGCCAGCTACATGGCGCGCAGCAAGGCGTTCGACAGCCAGCAGTGCGTCAACCTGTACCCCGAGGTGAGCGAGAGCGGTCCGGGCCCCAGCAAGAGCGTGGCAGCACTGATCGGCACGCCTGGCCTGGCGCTGTGGTCAACCCTGGCCGGTGGCGGTGTGCGCGGGCTCCTGCGCTTCAGCGCTGCTCAGGCCATCGCGGTGGTGGGCGCCAACGTGTACAGCGTGGCCACCAACGGAACGGGCACCTTGATCGGCACCGTGACTGCCGGATCGTCGCCTGTCAGCATGGCCAGCAATGGCACTGCGGTGATTCTTGTAACGGGCCCGACTGGTTATGTGATCAACCCACTGGCCGGAACGGTCGCGGCGATCACTGACCCTGATTTCCTGGGTGCCGATGCCGTCTACTTCATCGACGGCTACTTCGTCTTCAACAAGCGCGGAACCGGACAGTTCCAGATCACCAACCTGTACGGTACCGACATCGACAGCCTGGACTTTGCGACGGCAGAGGGCTCCCCGGATCTGCTGGTGTCGCTGATCGTGGACCACCGAGAGCTCTGGCTGTTGGGAGAAACCTCGGTTGAGGTCTTCTACAACAGCGGCAATGCCGACTTCCCTTTCGAGCGCATCCAGGGCGCGTTCATCGAGATGGGCTGCGCGGCCAAGTACTCTGTTGCCAAGATGGACAACAGCGTGTTCTGGCTCAGCGCCGACGAGCGCGGCCAGGGTGTCGTGGTGCGCGCCGTGGGCTATCAGCCCCAGCGCATCAGCACTCACGCCATTGAATATGCCATCGGCCAGATGGCCGACATCAGCGATGCGGTGGCCTACACCTACCAGCAGGAGGGCCACAGCTTCTACGTGCTGAGCTTCCCGTCTGCAAACGCCACCTGGACTTATGACGCCAGCACGAACCTGTGGCACCAGCGGGCGTGGCGAGATCCTGATGATGCATCGCTCAACCGCCACCGTTCCCAGGTGCACATGGCCTTTGCCTCCGAGAACATCGTGGGCGACTGGGAGACCGGCAACCTGTACCGCCTCGACCTTGACACATTCACCGACAGCGGCGATCTGATCCCACGAATCCGGGCGTGCTCGCACCTCTCTGCTGACTTGCGGCTGCAGTTCTTCAACGCGCTGCAGATCGACATGGAGACCGGTGTCGGTCTGCCAAGCGGTCAGGGCAGTGACCCCAAGGCCATGCTCCAGTTCTCCGATGATGGTGGCTTCACCTGGGGCAGTGAGATGTGGGCATCCATCGGCAAGATTGGTGAGCACAAGCGCCGGGTTCGCTGGCGCCGCCTGGGCAAGTCCCGTGACCGTGTGTTTCGTGTGGTCATCACCGATCCGGTCAAGGTGATCCTGATCGCAGCAAGCGCTGATGTGACGGTGGGGCCAGCATGAGCGAGTCACTCAAGTTTGTGCCGCCACGGGTGGCCTTCACCGACCCACGCACAGGGATGATCACTCGCGAGTGGTTCCTGTTCCTGCAGGGCCTGTTCATTCGTGTGGGTGGCTCGACTGGGTCAAGCACAACTGACGCGGCTGTCTCCATGTTTGAGGATGCTGGCACCAGCGAGGTGGATGCACGCCTTCGCAGTGTCGAAGACGCCCTGCAACAGGATCCGACCATTTCGGCCATGCAAGCAGACATCGAAGCCCTGCGCCAACAAGTTCAAAGCCTGCAACAAGGCCCAACACCCTGAAGGAGCGCCAAACATGGCCGTCAATGTCTCAGTGCTGATCCCCGCCAAAAACGCGGAGACGGCCCAAACCACCCAGTACACCGCTGGTGCTGTCCGCGCGATCATCGACAAGTTCACCGCGACGAACACCACGGCGGCGGCTGTCACGATCTCGGTCAACCTGGTCACCAGCGGCGATGCGGCCGGTAGCCAGAATCTTGTGCTCAAGACCAAGAGCTTGGCCGCAGGCGAGACCTACACGTGCCCCGAGGTCGTGGGCCACACGCTGGCCCCGGGTGGTTTCATCTCGACGATTGCCGGTGCCACGGGTGTCACCATCCGATGCAGCGGTCGTGAGGTGAGCTGATGGCAAATGACATTGCAACCATCGTCGACGGTATGCGCTCCATCGCGGCCAAAGGTTTGGACGAGGCAGAGCGCGTACTGTTGGGGCTTGAGCAAGTTGAGTGCCCCGTCATTCATCACTTCGGCCCAGGAATCTATATCCGTGAGCTGAGTATGAAGGCCGGCACGATGGCGATTGGTCACCACCAGAAGCACGAACACGTCAACGTGCTGCTGAAAGGTCGCGTGCTGATGGTGCAGGATGATGGATCGACGCGCGAGGTCGCGGCTCCGCTCATGTACGTCGGTAAGCCGGGGCGCAAGATTGGTCTGGTGCTGGAAGACATGGTGTGGCAGAACATCTATGCCACGACCGAAACCGACATCGAGGTCATCGAGTCCATGTTCCTGGACAAGTCAGCGGCCTTTGACGATGCTCGCACCGCGGCTCTTTTAAATTCGACCTCCTGCCGCGACGATGACCAGGCCGACTATGCAGCCATGCTGAGCGAGTGCGGCTTTGCCGAATCGACAGCTCGTTCGCAGAGCGAAAACACAGCCGACCAGATCCCGTTCCCGGCAGGCGCATGGCGCGTGAAGACAGGCACCTCAGCCATCGAGGGAAAGGGTCTGTTCGCCACATCGGACATTCAGGCTGGTGAGCTTATCGCCCCAGCGAGGATCGGCGGCATGCGCACGCCAGCAGGCCGGTATACCAACCATTCAGCAAATCCGAACGCACGCATGGTTTTGACCCAAAGCGGCGACATCAATCTGGTGGCGTTGAAGACGGTTGCAGGCTGTCGTGGCGGCCTGGATGGCGAGGAAATCACAATCGACTACCGCCAGGCCCTGGCCTTGTCTGGCATCTCAACCCGAAAGGAATCTCCATGAGTGCCATCGCAACAGCAATCATTGGGTCCGCCGTTGTTGGCGGCGTCGTGTCCTCGAATGCGGCAGACGACGCCGCAGACGCTCAGGTCGATTCGGAACGCCTGGCCAGCCAGACCGAGCTGAAGATGTTCAACCAGAACCGGGAGGACATGAAGCCCTGGCGGGAAGCTGGGACGGTTGCCCTCGGCCAGCTCACCAGCGGGACCAATGCGGGAGGGGAGTTCAATAGGGATTTCAAGCTTTCCGACTTCACCAAAGACCCGGGCTATGACTTCCGCATGCAACAAGGCCAGCAGGCCCTTGAGCGCAGCGCGGCTGCCCGTGGTGGGGCGCTCAGTGGCGCAGCACTCAAAGACATCACTCGCTTTGGTCAGGGCGTGGCCTCCGACGAGTACCAGAACTCCTACAACCGCTTCAACGCTGACCGAGACCGTCGCTTCAACCGGTTGTCCGCGCTCGCAGGCGTCGGCCAGACCGCCACGCGAGATGTGGCAAGCATGGGCGCGGCCACGGCCAGCAACATCGCAGGCAACCAAATGGCCGCAGGCAATGCCACGGCAGCCGGTTACGTGGGGCGGGCCAACGCGGTGAACAGCGCGATTGGAAATGCGCAGAGCATGTACAGCCTGAGCAAGATGTTCGGTGGTTCGTCTGGCTCGACCTGGGGCTACGGAGACACCGCGAATGGATCACTCAACGGCGTCATGGGCGTCTACGGGGACTGATATGGCACAACTCGATCCAAGCATCATCCTGGGCGTCAAGCCTCCCGCTGATCCGATGGACAGCTACGGCAAGGCCCTCAGCATCAAAGGCATGGCATCTCAGCAGCGCCTGCACGACATGCAGATCCAGCAGGCCGAGCGCGAGCAGGCTGACATGGTCAAGTTGTCGGACCTGTACCGTGGCAATGTCGGCCAGGATGGAACGATCAACCGGGCGGGCATGTTGCAGGGCGCTGCCCAGCAGGGCCTTGGCGCCAGGATTCCGGGCCTGCAGAAACAGTGGAACGAGGCCGACGAGACCGGGGCAAAGCTCCAGAAACTGCGCGGCGAGATCGGCGAACAGAAGTTCAAGGCCCTGGGCGAATCCACCAAGGTGGTGGGCAACACGGTCATGTCACTCTTGTCAAGGCCCCAGCCACCCACCGAGGCCGAGGTCATGCAGGTCATGGGTGGGCTGGTCAGCCAGGGCATTTTCAACGCAGCCGCCGAGATGCAAGGCACCACGCCCGACAATCTGGCGCGTCAACAGCTCGCCAACATGCCGCGCGGTAACCCGGCCGCTTTGCGTGATTGGCTGGTCAGCATGGGCATGCGCAACGTCGAGGCATCCAAGCAGTTCGAGATGATCACGCCGAAGTTTCAGCAGATCGACGGCGGCAATCGCGTCATCACCGGCACGACAAACCCCATGACGGGCCAGTTCAGCCAGGGCGGAGAGATCACCAAGGCGCCCGAGGGCTTCGTCGTGGGCGCCAACGGTGGCCTGACCGCAGATCCTGGCTTCGTGCGCGCAAAGTCCCAGATCGCCGCAGCGGGTCGGCCTGTGACCAATGTGAGCGTGAACACCGCCAAGCCACTGCTGACCACCATGGCCGAGGGGCTTGGCAAGCAACTCGACGACAGCCTGGCAACTGCCCAGACGGCTCAGCAGACAATTGGTGTCACACAGCGCCTGCAGTCGTTGCTCAACCAGGGGAACGTGATCACTGGCCCGGGGGCTGATCCTCGACTTGTCGTGAATCAGGTTGCCAATGCGCTGGGCGTGGGTGGCGCCAACGATGCCGAAAAGCTTGCCAATACGCGTCAGGTAATTCAGAGCCTTGCGCAATTGGAGCTTGATGCAGGCGCCCAAATGAAGGGGCAGGGCCAGATCACGGAAGGTGAACGGGCCATCCTGAAAGCGGCAGCAGGCGGCCAGATCAACATGAGCTTGCCAGAGCTCAAGGCGTTGGCTCAGACCCTGGAAGACCGGGCTTACAAGCGCATCGACACCCACCAGGCAAGCGTCAAGCGTCTCGATGCCATCCCTGACGCCAAGACGCTCATGCCGTTCTACAACATCGAGGCCCCCGCTCGCGCCCCGATAGTCTCGCCCCCCACGGACTGGAAGGGCGCAGGCTATGCCAGCAAGGCCCAGGCAGTCCAGGACGCGCGGACAGCCATTTCCAAGGGGGCAGACAAGGCCGTTGTGATTCAACGCCTGGAGGCCTCGGGCATCACAAACCACGGGATCAAATGACCATGGGTATGTTCGAAGACCTGGTGCCGGCCAAGGCACCGGCTGCGGCCAGCTCCGCAGCGCCACCGCAGGCCCCGGCTAAACCCGCGGGCCTCTTTGCTGACTTGGTTCCTCAAAAGCAGCGCAGCCTGGGCGGCGAACTGATACGCCAGGTCGGCCTGACTGGCCGGTACCTGCTGGAGGGTTTGCCGCAGACCGCTGACTTGGTGATGTCGCCTGTGCGTGGAGCCGTCAACGCGGTATCCGACGCTTTTGGTGGACCCCAGGCCTCCACCTTGACCGAGATGGGCACCCAACTGGCCGACAAGATCGGATTGCCAGCGCCAGAGAACGCGCAGGAGCGTGTGGTGGGTGATGCCTCCCGCATGGTGGCGGGCGTGATGGGCGGGGCGGGCCCTGCCGGCGCGGCATCTCGGGCAACACAGAACACCGCACCGGTCACATCGCGCGTACTGGCCCAGGTCGCCAAGGCCCCGGGCACGCAGGCAATCTCTGGTGCAGCGGCCGGAGCTGCTGGAGGCGTGACGCGGGAGCAGGGCGGCTCACCACTGGAGCAGGCTGTGGCGTCGCTGGTGGCCGGTGTTGCCGCACCTCTGGCAGCCGGTGGCGTTCAGAGCGCCGCCAACAAAACACGCACTTGGGCAGCCAAACAGATGGACCCTGGGCGCCTGGACATTGCACTGCGCACCGAGCTGGGCAAGGCTGGCATCAACTGGGACGATCTTGGTGCGCAGGTGAAGCTGCAGCTACGCAAGGACGTGGAGGGCGCCATCTACAGCGGCCAGCCTCTGCGACCTGATGCCCTGCGCCGCCTGGCCGACTATCGCAACATCGGCGCCACTCCGCTGATCGGCGACATCACCCAGGATCCTGTGATCCTCACGCGCCAGCGCAACCTGACCAAGCAGATCGCCAACCAATCAGGAGCCACCAACGCAGCCCGCAGCATGCCGGGCATCGAGAACGACAACGCGCGCCGCGTGCTCGAAACACTGGAAGGGGCCGCAACCTCTCCGCTCGATGGCTACGCCACGGGGGAGCGCATCATCGGCGCGGTGGCCGGCAAGGACGCAGCCCTGCAGGCCTCAGAAAAGGCGCTGTACGACCGGGCCCGCGATGCGTCAGGTCGCGCCATCCCGCTCGATCGCAGCGCGTTCGTCAATGAGGCGTTCGCCAACCTGGCAAAGACCAACCGGGCCAGCTTCCTGCCTGAGTCGGTCGGCAAGATGCTCGACCAGATCGCAGCCGGCACGGTGACCGTCGGCGGTCAGAAGCACCAGGTGCCTTTCGACGTGGACACCATCGACCAGCTCAAGACCGTGCTGGCCAGCGCCTCCAGGTCATCGGCTGACGGCAACACCAAGGCGGCGATCAAGGCCGTGCGGGATGCACTGGAAAGTGCCCAGCCTGCCGCAACCGTGACCAAGCCGACATTCGGCGGCGGCCAGCTGGCCAACGGCGCCACCGCACAGGCCATGCACGCGGCTGATGGGGCGCCAGCCGAGGCCATGGCGTGGTTCGATCAGGCCCGTGCAGCAGCGCGCGGCCGGCGCCAGTGGCAAGAGAGCGCGGGCTTCATCGAGGATGCGCTCGGCGGTGCTGCACCTGACCAGTTCGTCAAGAAGCACGTGATCAACGCCACGGTGGGTGACCTCAAGAAGCTGCGCGCCGAGCTGGGCAGCACAGGCCCTTCCACCAGCACAACCCTGTCCACCGATGTGGCGCAGGGTGCGGCACGGCCTGATGCCCAGCAGAACGCTGACCTGCTCAACGCCGTGCGCAAGCAGATGGTGGACTACATCATGAAGCGAGGCGGAGCCGACAGTGACGTCACGAAGTTCAGCAGCAAGGGCATGAAGGACGCCCTCGATTCGCTGGGTGACCGCAAGCTGGAACTGTTCTTCACGCCCCAGGAGATCACCCAGCTCAAGAGCGCGGTGAACGTCGGGCGCTACATGCAGAGTCAGCCCATCGGTTCAGCTGTCAACAACAGCAACTCGGGCGCCATGCTGATGGGTCGCCTCAGCGACTTCCTGTCCAAGGGCTCGGGCATTCCAGGTGTTGGGCCTTGGGCGGCGGGGCCACTGCAGGGCGTGACCATGTCGGCAGAGCTGAACTCGATGCGCAACCTGTCCAATGGCCTGACGGCAGGCACAGCGCCTGCGCGCACGGGCGGCGTCAGCTCGTCGCTGGTGCCGCTGTCCCTACTTTTTGCCGCGCCATCGGTCAATGGCCGCCAGGATCAGAACCGCCCCTAGCCACCCCAGATAGATCGGATCGAAGCCCCACAGGGTTTCACGCATACCACCACCCCACAGCCCGCCACTGAGCGGGCTTTTTCGTTTCGGAGACACGCAGTATGGCAACCCTACTCCCCGAAGGCAAACAGAGCTTCACCGACGGCGCCGGCAAACCGCTGGTAGGCGGCAAGCTTTACACGTATGACGCTGGTACCAGCACACCGCGTCCAACCTATGCAGATGCTGCTGGGACGATCGCCAATACCAACCCTGTGGTGCTGGACGCTCGTGGGGAGGCTACGATCTTCTGGAGTGGGGCGTATAAGGTGGTGCTGAAAGACGCTTCTGACAATACCATCTGGTCGGTAGACGATGTGTTCGATGAAGGGTCTTCCCTGCGCTCAGACCTTGCCGCAACTGGCGGTTCTGCGCTGGTTGGATTTCAGCAGGCTGGGGCGGGTGCAGTCTCCACGACTGTGCAGGGGAAGCTGCGCGAGACGGTGAGTGTCAAGGATTTTGGTGCTGTTGGCGATGGTGTTACGGATGACACTTCGGCGATTCAAGCGGCAGTAGACGCCGCAAAGTCCGTGCATTTCCCCCCAGGCACTTACAAGATCACCGGGTCAATCACACTCTCGCAAAACATTTTCCAGATCACCGGGGTCAAAGGCAAGTCGATTTTGATGGGGTCTGGAATCAGCATCTTCGGATACTTCAAAGTTGCTGCACAATTCACTGCAGACTTCGGCGTGATTGATGGTCTGACGTTTGACTCCGACGATCACACGAAAGAACGCTGGGCAATTTACTCACCGTCAGATGTGTACGTCGCGCATTGGCGAATTTCCGAGTGCAACTTTAACGGTAGGTTGACAGGTGGCATTATCGCCAACCTGATTGCTTGCCATGTGTACCGCTGTTACTTTGGTGTGTATTACGCTGGCAGCGGAAATGCTCTAAAAGCAATTCAATCGATTGGCTCCGTTTCTCCTGTTGCAACTACAAATATTAACGTAATTGAGCAGTGTGAATTTTCTAACTGCGGAAGCCCTAGTGCGGTCGTAGAGTTTCAAACTGGTTACAAACTTGTTTTTAGAGACTGCATTTTTGAGCAACTTACGCCGACAAATGCTGTTGTGCTCTTGACCGGCATTGCGTACCCTGTATTCGACGGTTGCTGGTTTGAAAATGCGCAAGGCACCACAGGCGCAGGTAAGTCTGTCATCTGGACTCGCAAAGATGCCAATAACCTTTTCTGCGAGGTGTTGACAGTAGAAAACTGCCTGTTCCATACATACTCCACCATACCTGAAGGGCTGATCAACTTCAGCGACAGCCTTCGTAAAGTCGCACACTTCGCGAAGAACTTTATGATCTCGCTGCAATCTCCAGTGATTGTCGGCGGGAACAGCGTTGCAACGTTCGTTGACAGTTTTGGTAACGTTGCAACAGTTGGCACTGGTGGTGACGCGACTGGCTTGCAGTATAACTCGCCAGCTAAATTTGATCTGGGCGTCGCGGCAACTGTCGTTGAATCCCCAGCAATAAAGTTCCCAGCCACTCAAACATCGTCTTCAAATGTCAACACGCTCGACGATTATGAAGAGGGAACTTGGACGCCTACCGACATATCTGGGGCTGGTTTGACCTTCGCACTTGCGACTGGTTTTTACACAAAAATCGGTAATGTCGTGACATTCAGCGTGACAGTCGTTTATCCAACGACTGCGAACACGGCAAGCGCAAGTTTTTCAAAGCCTCCATTTGCGAACGTCAGTGAAGCTGCGGCCTCTATTGTTTCAAACGCTGGATCTGCTTTGCAAGGATTGATCAATTCAACCGGAGTTGTCATCTACCCTGCCGGATCATTTGCTAATACTACGAACGCAACGCTGTCAGGGAAAGTTTTGTATGTCAGTGGAACTTATTTGACGTTAACATGATGCAACTCGACAAAATCACCCACATCTTTGCAGGCGCAGCCATCGCGGCGGCCCTGCTGCCTTGGGGCGTCATCCCGGCGCTGCTGGCTGTTGTCGTGGCGGCAGTCGGCAAGGAGGTCTGGGACGCGCAAGGACACGGCACGCCTGACCGCATTGACGCGCTGGTGACGGTAATCGGCGGCGTGCTGATGCTCGGCTGGCTGCTGTACGCCGCGCCGTTCTTCGTATCTATACAGACAGGTGTCTTCAGATGAGCGAACCATCAGAACACGAATACAAAGGCCCTGAGCGCCGCCGCCTACCTCATTTGACCGACGAGCTCATCGAGGAGATCGCAGAGCGTGCAGCGGCTCGGGCCGTCGAGAAACTCACCGACCACGCCTATCGAGCCGTTGGCAAGTCGGTCGTTGAAAAGCTCTTCTGGATCGTCGGCGTCTTGTGTGCTGGCGGCTATCTGTGGGCGCAGGGAAAGGGTCTCATCAAATGAACTTCGATCAGGCATTCGAACGGCTCATCGGCCACGAAGGCGGGTATGTCAACGACCCGCGCGACCCTGGTGGAGAGACCAAGTTCGGGATCAGCAAGCGCAGCTACCCAGCCGAGGACATCAAGGGGCTGACGCTCGAGCGGGCCAAGGCGATCTACCGTCGCGACTTCTGGGGCGTGGCTGGCTGTGATGCCGTGCCCGACGCCATGAAGTTCGATCTGTTCGATATGGCTGTGAACTCGGGCCCTGTGACGGCCATCAAGACGCTGCAACGCTCTGTCGGTGTGACGCCTGACGGGCTGCTCGGTCCCATCACCCTGCAGGCCTTGAACAGCACACCAGCCCCCCGCCTGGTGGCGCGTTTCAATGGCCACCGCCTGGACTTCATGACCGACCTCAAGACCTGGCCGGTGTTCGGCAAGGGCTGGGCTAAGCGGGTCGCCAGCAACCTCAAGGAGGCATGAACATGGAATGGAAAGACGTCGCCGGCACAGTCGGCAAAGTGGCCCCCATGCTGGGCACCTTGATCGGTGGTCCTGCTGGCGCTGTGGTTGGCGGCCTGGTCGCCTCAGCCCTCGGTGTGGGCAGCACCCCGGACGAGGTGAGCCAGGCCCTGGCCACCAACCCAGAGGCGGCCGTCAAGCTCAAGCAGATCGAGGCTGATCGCCAGGTGCGCCTGCAGGAGCTGCTGGTCCAGGCTGCCAGCGCGGAGATAACCGCCGCCTCGGCCGCCATCCAGTCGGTCAACACGACGATGCAGGCCGAGGCCAAGGCGGACCACTGGCCCACATACTCGTGGCGACCGGCCATCGGGTTTGTGTTCGCCGCCTACGTCGCCAGCCTGTTCGTGCTGCCACTGTTCGACAAGACGCCAGTGGCCCTGTCTCCGGACATGACGCTGGCAATCGGCGGCATTCTGGGCGTGGCGTCCTGGTTCCGGGGGCGCATGCAGGCCGATCCCAGGGTTCCGGCTGACAACAGGGGGTGATGCCGGTGTAAATCCGGGTGTAAAACGATGGCCGCCAGGGGGTTTCTACAGCAGCCAAAGGCCGCGACCGCTCTATGAAACCCGCGTCGTTACTTGACCGTCACTTGCGTTCACACGGCAGGGTGTTCGTTAGGAAAATCAAGCACTTACCATGCTTGGTGTAAATTTCCGGTGTAAAGCCGGGCGGTTAACTCAGCGGTAGAGTGCCACCTTCACACGGTGGAAGTCGCAGGTTCGATCCCTGCACCGCCCACCACCTACTCCACGTAGGTGTTTGATTTCTTGCGGTTCATGTCCTTCGGCAGAACTTGCAGGTTCGTTTCGACATGCAAGCCAGACACAAGATCCCCAACAAGCGGGATCACGTGATCGACCTCATGCGTTACGCCAGTCTCCAGCGTCAGCCTGCGCGCCTCGTGATAGAAGTTGGCCAAGGCCTTTCGATCTGCCCACGCCGGGAATCTGCGCAGCCTCTTCGCTCTCTGGATGGATCTTCTCGGGCGCCTTGCTGCCCTGATGCGCTCCATTGCAAGATGTGCGCGGTGCTCTTGTTGCGCGACAGCATCGCGGACGATATTCAGCATCTCCCCAAGTTCGATTACTTCGCGGCTGCCCGGGCTTTTTTTTTCAGGTCCGCGTGCATGGTTGCCAGCTCATCAAGCCCCGCCTTGAGCTGTTTGTCGGCCAAGTGGGCGTACACCCGCTCAGTCACCGTGGTGCTGGAGTGACCCAGCAGTTTGGACACCACATGCAGATCGACGCCGCGCTGGATCAGCAGCGTTCCGCATGAGCGGCGCAGGTCGTGGAAGGTGACATGCTCCATGCCGGCCGCCTCGCGTGCCCGCCTGAACCCTGTCTTCAGCCCCTCGAAATTGACGCCCAGCGGCACGAACTTGAGCCACGGACGCACGGGCGCGATGATGGGCACGGTGCGGGTCTTCAGTGTCTTGGTGTTGCCTGCCCGAATGGTGATCTCGGTCTTACCGATGTCCTCGGGCTGCAGGGCCAGGATCTCGCCGCGGCGCATGCCGGTGAAAAGCGAGATCCAGATCGCGGCGCGGACCGCCTCGCTCGCATGGTCGGCCAGTTCCTGAACCTGGGTCATGGTCAGAGAGGTGGTCCGGGCGTTGTTCTCAGGGATGCGCTTGACCAGGCTGGAGTAATCGGCGGTGGTCTTGTTCTGCTCCCAGGCCATGGCGAGGGCCTTCTTCAGTGCCCCCAGGCTGCGGTTGACCGTGGCGGGCTTGTAGGCCTTAAGCAGATCATCACGGATGGCGCCGGCCACTTCCCGGATCTCTGAAGCGCGGCGCCCCTCGATCCATGGGCCCACCCGGTAGGCGTGAAACTTGGCAGTCTCAGGGCTGCGCAGGGTGTCGGCATGGCGCTCGGTGTAGTCGGCCAGCAGTTCCGTCAGCAGCGGATCGCCGGGGATGTTGACTGTACGGCTGGTCGTGCGCTGGGTGTGCAGCGCCTTGATCAGCTCTGCTTCAACGCGCTTGGCATCACTCGCAGACGCACCGACCTGGAGGCGTCGGTGAAGGCGCTTACGGCCGACGCAAGCCTCTGCGTGCCAGCGGCCATCGGCGTCTTTTCTCGTGGGCATGCTTGTGCTTTCTCAATGGTCCAGGCGGTTACGGCGGCCAGGTCAAACCGGCGCCGCGAGCCGACAAGCATACTCGGGCAGCCATCGATGACCATGCGGGCCACGGTTCGCTCGCTCACCCGCAGGGCGGCGGCGAGTTCGGCGGGGGTGAGGCATTGGTTCATGCTGATTCCCCTGGAAAGCCGTTGTGCTCCACGCCATCCAGCAGGCGGCCGGCGGCCTTCTTGCCGTGGTGCCCCATGACGGCCACCGCAGGGTGGAGGGTGCCGCCGTCATCACGATCCTCGCCATCAGGCAGCGCGCGCGGCGAGCCGGTCCAGTTCGACCAGGTTCCGTCGTCGTCGATCAGCCAGGCTTTCCCGCTGTCGCCTGTCTCAGCATCGACCCAAGCGTGGGCATGTTTCTCAGCCCCACCATGGGTGTAGTGGTCCTCGTTCACGAACGGGCTCCACTCACCCCACTGCTTGAACAGGAATGGCACGCCCGCACTGGCGCACTGGTCGCGCAGGCTGCGGGCCCAGTCGGGGTGCATTGGTCGGGCGCCGGGACCACTCTCGCCGCCGACAATCACCCAGGCCAACTCTTCCAGCATGTTGGTGTGGTCGCGGACGTCGTTCTGGTTGGCGAACATTCCTTCAAAGCTCACGGGCCCCAGCAGAGGCTCCATGGAGAGGAACCGCACACGAGCGGGCACGGCCAACAGCTTGGGGATGTCGCGATCAGCTTCGGCCTGGCTTGTGATGGTGGCGCCGATCCAGATGTTTGGAACCAAAGGAACGGTCCTGTAATCGCCCAGCATCGCGGGCACGTTGCCGATGCGCTTGGTGAGTAGCAGCCAGTCAAGGTCCGGCGTTTCTGCAATCAGCTTGAACAGGTCGAGGCGCCACTCCGGCGGCACTGCGTTGTCGAACACGTCCGCCAGCGAGGCGCAGAAGACGCGCTGACGGCGGCCGTGCTCGGACTGGAAAGCTGCGGCATTGGCCTGCCACTTGAGTGGCTTGGCCCAGTTTCCGGCGCTGGTGCGTCGGCGCGGCGCGCCGGGGCCCCAGTTGATGGCCTGACCACCGCTGAATCGTGCATTGCGCGTCTCGGCATAGCAGTGATCACACCCTGGGCCCACCTTCTGGCAGCCTTCCCAGGGGTTGAAAGTGTGGTCGCACCATTCAATTTTGGTGTTTTCGCTCATGATTTCTTCCGGTAAATCTTACTCAGATCCGACTTGACGCAATGCCCCCTGGCCAGCAGGGCCAGGGCCAGCTTGATGCGGTCGGAATGTGGATGTGAGGCCTGCCCGATGAGGCCCAGGTAGGAATTGCCGGCCGCATAGACCTGCTCGTCTGGCATGGCCTGGATGCGCTGCAGGGCGACACGCACTGAGCGCGGCCGCGTGGTGCGGCGCCACGGCTTGATCACGTGCCCGACAAAGTCCACGCCACGGCTCACCGGTTGCAAGATCGTCTTGCTTGGGTTGACCTTGACGCCCAGGCGCTGCGGCAAGAACTCTTCGATGGCCTCGCGCCAAGCGTTGAGCTGTTGGGGCGAATCGCTCAGCAGGATGAAGTCATCGACGTAGCGCACGTAGTGGCGGCACTTGAGCCGATGCTTGACGAACTGGTCCAGCTCGTTCAAGAGGACATTGGCGAAGAATTGAGAACTCAGGTTGCCGATTGGCAGGCCCGTGTCAGCGGGCGCATTCATCAGGCGTTTGTGCTCTGGCACCCTGGCCATGAGATCGGGGCGCCCGCGCAGCTCAAAATCCTGGCGGGGGTCGTGCATCAAGATCTGCTCAGCCAGTGCCAGCCACCACGGCTCCGAGAGCTTCTTGGCCAGCAGCGCCATCAGGATGGGTTTGCTGATCGACACGAAGAAGTTCGCCAGGTCGAGCTTCAGGTAATGAGCCTGGCGCGCCCAGTTCTCTGTGATGCTGCGAACTTGGTGCTCGAGTCGTTTGGCGCCATAGAGCGTGCCACGACCGGCCAGGCAGGCGCACGAGTCAGCCGTGAAGGCCGCGATGAAGCGCGGCGAGATCTTGCGATACAGCAGGTGATGGACGATGCGATCACGGAACTCGGCCGCCCACACCTCCCGTGCCTTTGGTCGGGTGATCACAAAGCAGATCGAGCGGCCAGGGCTGTAGATGCCGCTGGCCAGCTCGTCATGCAGGTCGCACAAGTTGCGCTCCAGGTGGGCCTCGAATGCGAGGGCACTCGCGCTGTTGCGCTTGGTTCGGCGGCAATCGATGTATGCCGCCACGATCTGATCGAACAGGTCTGAATCTGCGGACGGCTCGGGCACAGAACTCGTTGTTGTGGTTGTTGTTGTTCTGGTTGCCGTTGTTGAAGTTCTGATACCAGGCGGAGCCATGATCGCGCTATCTACGTCGCCCTGGCGAAGGCCTGAGCCGATCACCGGGGAAACTGCACCAGTCCGGGCCAGGGCAGGCCCTGCGGTCACTGTGGTGTGCATGGCGGTGCCCTCGTGAGGCAGCGGCGCGACCAGATTCATTGGCACGGGCATGAGAGCCTTGACTGTCATGCTGCAGGCCTTGTGTTCGATGCTGCGGACTTGAGCCATCCACCGCCTTGCTTCCCGATGCTGTCCAGCAACTGCACAGACTCGCCCCACAGCTTTGTGGAAACGTGCCGGCTGTCATGGCTGACGCGCAGCAGCACCGTCAGCGTGCGCTGATGCTTGAGCAGCGCCTGGATGTTTTCAGCACGCTCGCGGTGCTTGGTGGCATTCGCGAGCGCCATCAGGTCCAGCATCTCAACGCAGTGCGAGCTGATCTTGTCGCCCATGCTGCGCTTGACACCGCGTGGCATCTGCTCCTGCGCCTTGATTGCCAAGGTCAGAAGACGCACGCCAGTGCGGTAAATGGGGAGGTCGGTGTGGATGGCCATGTCTTCAAAAGGACTGAAGGATTAAGCGTTCAATCTGCGGACGGCTCGGGCACAGAACTCGCCGTAGTGGCCGTTGCTGCTCTGGGTGCCGTAGCAGAAGCCCTGAAACCAGGCGGAGCCTTTGGAGTGCTCTTCGCGTGACCAGTAGGTGCGCAACAGGAACTCGTTCTTGAGGTTGGCGAACAGCAAGGACTGCTCTTGACGGCTGGGCAACTCGCCGCCGATCTTGGCGGCCCAGGCAGTGGCGTCCTGCCAGTTCACGTCCACGGCCTGGTCGGGCAGCAAGATCAGGTGGTGAGACGGTGTGCCGTCAGGATGGAGCACCAGGCCGGCATAGCGTTCGCCCGCCTTGAGCTCGATGTCCATGGCTGCGATGCTGAAGTGTTTGGGGGCCTGAGCCTTGAACTGCTCGATCAAATTGGCCGTGGCCTGGTGGGCGGCTTCGATCTGTTCCAGGGTGACGGGGGCGGTTGCTACTGCGTGACTCATGGTCGTGTCCTTTCTTGGGTGGTGGGGTGATCAGTCGATTTCAGCGGCGGTGCGGCGAGCGCGCCGGCCGGTTGTCTTGGGTGGGTCGGTCTGTTCGCCGTCATCGTCACCAGCGCCCAGGCCCTCGTCAGCGCCGGAACGAATGAACGCTTCGGTGGCATCCACTTCTGGGGCGTCATCGTCAAACAGGGGCCCTGCGGCACCAGGGTGGTCTGCGTTGAATGCCTGTTGCGTGCCGTCGATGGCGTCGGCTTGCACCTCTGGAGCGTTCAGCTCGACGGTGACCTCTTCACCCTCCAGGCCGCACAGGGCGCCCACGAGTTCGGGCGTCACCTGCTTGTTGCTCGACAGCGACCAGGCGATGGTCACCGAGCCGCCTTCCTTGGGGTCTACAGCAAACTTATCCATCTCGCACTGGTACAGCTCGAGCGCGGTGGTCTCGTCAATGCCGTGATCGATGGTCAGGGTGTAGCCGCTGAAATCAGCATCAATCTTGAGGGGCGTGACAACAGCATGGCAACGCAGGTTGGGCGTGATCTCGGGCACGCCCTCCAGGCGTTCCTGGGCCTCTTCCTGGGGCACCTTCCAGTACAACGCGGCCTTGAGCTGAGGGTGCAACTTCTCCAGGCTGTCGTTGGTGGTGGTCCACGACAGGCGCAAGCTGATCGCTTGCACGAGCTCATCGCCGTGGTGCTCCTTGCGGGGCGTGGCCTTGGTGATCAGGATGTAGGTGCCTTGCGGCAGTTCGAATTTCTTCATGGTGGCTCTGCTCTTGAATGGTGGGCCTGGACCGGACCGGCCCAGGGCGAACGTCAGACGTTGAAGGCTTGGATGCGCTCTGCCAAGCAGCCGCTGTAGTCGCACATGGCGGCGAGCTGGGCATGCATGCGCTCCTGCTCATCCACGGGAAGGCCGCCGAAGGTATCCGTGCCGGTGAAGGACTTCAGCTTCGTGATGCGCTCATCCAGCTCGGCCGCTTCGGCGCGCACGCGGTCCTGGAATGTGGTGGGCGCTGGTTGGATCGCCGTCTCGATCGCGTGCAGCTTGCTGCGCAGCTCGTAGCCCATCAGCGGCCAGATCTGGTTCACGGCCTTTTCGCGTGCGAGCTGGCGGCCCAGTTCGCGGTCGAAGTTGGCCGCGCTCACCGGGCCTTCGTTGACGCCCACGATGGTGAAGCCGTTGGCCAGCGTCAGGATACAGATGGTGTGACGCTTGGCCTTTTCACGGTCGAAGGTGCCGATGTTCGCCCCGCAGCCCAGGTCGTAATCGCTGGGGTTGAAGGTGAACTCGCCGACGATGCAGGCCTCGATGTCGGAGGGCGTGATGCGTGGAGCTGTCAGGCCCTTGGCCTGGATCACTTGTTCGATTGCTTGGTCGTTCACGATGGTCCTTTACAGGTGGTGGAAAGTCGGTCAGTTGCTGATGCGCGCTGTCTCCAGCTTCGTGCCCACTGTGCGGCCATAGGCCACGACCTCGGACATGAGCTGTTCAGGTGCCTGGGACTTCAGCAGCAGCAGGGTCTGCATTGCCCCGGCCATGTAGGCGCGCTGGGCGAGCACCTGGCGCGTGCTGGTTGGGTCTTGTGCCGCCACGTCGTCGACGTAATCGGCCATGCGGTCGGTCAGGGTGGTCATGGCTCAGGCTGCCTTTGCCAACAGTTGGCGCTGCAGTCGACCGATCAGGGCCTGGACGATGCGCTGGTAGTCGCTCTCGCGGTAGAGCTTGGCGCTCTTGTCCGTAGCGGCAGGCTGAATGCCCAGGCTGTCGGCCACGAAGGCGGCAGTCATCGTGAAGCCCAGGCGCTCGCAGATCGTGCCCAGCTTGAGGGTGACAGGATCGGCTTGGGCGGGCGCTGCCTCGGCTGCAATCTCGGCCTTTGCTGCGTTGTTGGCGGCCACCAGCGAGACAGGGGCGACTGAGGCGGCGGCTGGTGCGGCCACTGGCTCAGGGGATGGAAACCGGATCGCGGACACAGCACGTCGGCGGGCGTCAAGTTCCTCACGAGCTTGGCGCTCGGCCTTGGCGGCTTCCTCGGCCCGAATGCGCTCGCGCTCGGCCTCCTGCTTGCGCAGTTGCTCGGCGTCATGCTCGGAAATGCGCATCTTGACCAAGGCGGTCAGGTCGTCCGGGGCCTTGAGCACGATGGTGCCGGTGTCGGAAAAAAGGAAAGCGTGATCCTTCGCCAGCTCGCGCAGCGTGCCCAGGTTGATCTGCACCCGGTCGGCAATGGCGCTGGCCTCGATCTTGGCCGATGCCAGGGTGGTGTTCACCGCGTCCTGCAGGCTGTCGACCGTGCGCTTGCCCTTGATGGCCCCGGCAAAGTCTGGTTCCGGGATGTTGCGGTGTGCGCTGGCCAGCAGCGGTTTGCCTAGGCGCTGGTTCAGGCTCAGGATGTGGGCGTCATAGGCGTCACGGCCAGCGCGGACGATCTCGTGGCGGATCTCTTCCTTTCGAGCCTTGACCAGCTTCTCCAGGTCCAGCCGGGTCTGGCGGGCTTCGGCGCTGATGTCGTCGATGGCCCTGAACAGGGCGTCGATGGTCTCGGTCTGGCTGAGTGCGTGCTCCTTGGCGGCCTTGAGTCGGCCCTCCACGTCGGCGCACCACTTGACTGTCTTCTCTGCGTCGGCAAAGTCGCCGTCTGTGACCAAGTCGCGGTTGATCCCCTTGAACACAGCCAGCGCCGTGCCCTTGAACTCGGCCAGGTTGGAGGCGGTGACTGCGCCCGTGACCTCAATGCGCAGGGCGGGGAGCGTCTCAGGGGCGCGGCCGGTTGGCGCAGGCGGGGTGCTGGCCTTTGGCTTCCAGTCAACCAGGTCGCCGGCGAATTGGGCCCAGCCTGCCAGGATCTGATCAGCCAGCGCTTGATCGTGGCGGTACCAGCAGTGGCGCTCTTCGATCAGCGTTTCGCCGTCCCACTTGGATGCCATGAACAGGATGCGATCGACACCCGACACCATGATCTGCTGCTCCATCTGGACGCGGTAGACCAGGGGCAACTCAAACCACTTGATGTCGGCATGCATCACGTCGCTCAGAGCCTGGTTCAGGCTCTTGTGCTCAAAAGCCACCGTCTCCATAAAGTCGATGCCGTCGAAGCTGGCCGACAGGGTGCGACCAAAGATCATGACGTCACTGGAGCCAACCACCGGGGCCAGTTCTTCGCCAGTGATCTGCTCGGCCAGCGGCCTGGCCAGGGCCTCGAAGCGGTGGCCATCGTCAAATCGGCGCTGCAGTTCTGGCGCGATCTCGTCGCTGATGCCGGTGGCCATTTCCTGCAAAAGCTGGTCGCGGGTCTTGTACGGGCTGCAGCCCATCATGGCCGGAGCGTCGCTTGCGTTCCAGGATGCAGCACGGTGGGCGTGCCACTCGGGCGTGCCTTGGATGAGGGTGTGAGTCTTCATGGGGTTCTCCGATCAGGCGGCCAGGCGGTCGACGTTGGTGTGATAGACCGAGCGCAGGTAGTCGATCCAGTCCTGCGATCCGGCCTCGCTCTCGATGCGGTCGGCCAGGACATCCAGGTCATCGCGGGTGGCGGCCTTGTTCATGGCTACCTCCAGCGGGTGGGCATCGGCCTCGCCGCCCTGGCCATCAGTGATCTCACCCGTGGAGGTATTCACCACCTCATTGACCACCTCGGCCACAGTCACAGCTCGCAAGCGCTTGATCTGCGCCTCGCTCAGGCGGGCCTTGGTCTGCAGCCAGTCGATGAGCTGCTGGGCCGTCTTCTCGCCGGCGGCGATCTTCTTTGACCATGCCGGTAAGTTCTGCTCGAACTTGGCCGCCTCGTACAGGGGCAGTTCGGCCACGGTCTGTGGGCGCTGCACTTCGTCGACTGTGCCCATCTGGCGGGTGCCGCCGCGCAGGGGGATGTCGGCATCGATGAGCTCGTCATCGCCATAGATACCCAGGATCGCACCGGGGCAGTACAGGCGCGACCAGTTCTTGCACTGCAGATAGCCCATCTGCTGCTTGGGGTTGGTCTTCCACAGCGGGCTGTTCTTGGTGGTCACATCGCTGATGGACAGCCACTCGCTCCAGGTGATGTCGGCATCGCCTCGCAGAATGGCGCCAACGCGGCACTTCAACGCGCCGCCTTCGCCCTCGTACTCATAGCGGAAGCCGCCCTTGATCTGGCCGGAGGCCTGCACCACGGCGTTGACCAGTTGGGCCTCGTACCCCAGGCGCCCACTGACGATGTGCGTCTTTTGGGCCACCTGGAATGGGTTCATGCCCCACTGCGCAGCCTGCATGGCAATGGCCAGGCAGTCGCTGGGCTTGCCGCGCAGGTGATCAGGCACGCTGATGGTGGACTTGGCCATCATCTCGGAGAACGTGATCAGGCTGGTGAGCTTGGTCGAGTCCATCATCATGGCGACGCTGGCCATGGCCACAGCACTGCCGGTGTCGGCCTGCTGTTGTTGGGTTGAGAGTTCGTTCATGGTGATCTTCAGAGGTTGATGTAGGGGACTTCGTCAGGGGGGATCTGGTCTTCGGGGCACATCACACGCGCCCGCCTGACTGCAGATCGCGCAGCACGGTGGCCAGCGCACGTTTGGCCGCGCGGCGCACACCCATGCCGCTGCGGCGATGGAATCGGTAGAGGCGGATGAAAACCATCTCAGCGCTCCTGTTGGGTTGGGCATGCCTGGGCGGGTTCAGTGGCCACGATCAGCGCAGCAGAGGCCACGCTGATTGCCACCATTGCCAGCCACCAGGCCACCGAGTAGGGGCGGGCGGTGCTCATGGCTTGATCTCCATGGCCACGCATGCGCCGATGGACATTGCCCAGGCGCACAGGCCGGGCATGCCCCACAGCTCGTGGGCGTCACCCTGCGCGAAGGCGAAGACGAGGCGGGCGTTCATTGGGCACCGCCTGTGCCGTTGCACTTGTGGCAGCGCGTACCTGCCCAGCGGCCTTCACCGGTACCAGAACAGGTCACGCACACGCCACCGCGCACGTGGACCTCGTCCAGCAGGTCAGAGGCCGAGTCCAGAGCTTCGACCACCGGCTCCATCGTGGCCTCGTCGATCTCCGCGTCATGGCTGATGTCGCGGGCGACACGGGCCAGTTCGCAGGTCAGAGCCTTCAGCTCATCGAGCGAGCAAGTGCCCAGGTTGACCAGTGCGGACAGCGCAAAGCCAGCGGACGACTGGGCCTGAGGCTTCGCGAGCGTGTGGGGGGGGAGTGCGTGTCCCATGGCTACACCCCGATCAAAGGACTGAAGGATTGATCGGCAATCTGCGGACGGCTCGGGCACAGAACTCGTTGCGGCGGAGGCTGGTGTCGTACTGGGTGCCGTAGTAGAAGGTCTGAAACCAGGCGGAGCGCTCCGAATAGCTCTCACCAGTCCAGTGGATGTCTGCCTCGAACTCGTCTTTGAGGTTGACGAAGAGCATCAGGGACTCGACGCGGTTGGGTAGGCTGGCCCCTTCGCCCAGGCCCTCGGCCCATGCGGTGGCGGCCTGGAAGGTCAGTTCGGTGGGTTCGGGCTTCTCGCCCAGCAGGATCACTGCGTAGACAGTGCCGTCCTTGTCGGTGGTGATGCCGCCGTACTTGCCGCCGTGGAAGGATTCGCCCAGCTTGGGCAGTGCTGCCTGAACAGCGGTCGTGGTTGCGATTGCTTGATCCATCGTGGGTCCCCTTGGGGTGTTGCGATGGGGTAAGATTAGCAATGCGTTGCTAGTGTGTCAAGCAATAAATTGCTAGAAAGTGACGGCGACGCAAAAAAGCCCGCACGGGGCGGGCCTGGAGAACGCTATGAAGATGTATCAGTTCTGGATGATGGCGGCTACGTCCGAGGTGGCGGCGCGGTCAGATCGTCGAGAAACGGCTGCAAGGCCGTGCGCAAAACTTCTGGCATCGGCCCGGCTCCAGCAGTCAGGTGGTCGAGCTGGCCATGCGAAAGCGAAGCGCGAAGCTCGCGCTCAACGGCTGCGCGATCAGGGTGTGCACGAACAACTGCGCGAAGCACCAGGCCCAAAGCGGTGATGTGCGGTTCCAGTTCATCCACGGTCAGCTCCTTGCAAAATCAATCAACCACTCACCGGCTGCATAAACGAGAGCCGCAGCCACCAAGCGAGGCCACAGCCAATACATCAGGCGGTACAGGAAGAGGGGCATATATCACCTGGGCTCTGTGCGTTGCTCCCACCCAAGCCCTTGCATGCATGCTTCAAATATTCCAGCCATCTGTGCCGCCGCGATTGGATTTCCTATTGGGAGCGGCCCAGATCCTAAGGCCTGAGCCCTGCATGCGCCCTGAGCTTTGCTGAAATCTCTCTGTGTGGATCCGTCTTGGTACCAAACAGTTTTCGTGGCGCATGAGCTCAAAAAAATCGCAAGAGCTGGCATAGCCAAAAAAACAAATAACTTCGATCTTCTATTGATCATTGGGTTTCCCTTTATTTATGACCGGTAATTGAATTACTTTTTGTATCCCCTGCGACACACCACTCTCGTGAGCGATTTTCTTGAAACGCGGTAAATGGTAAACATTGGCGGGGATTTTCATGCGCGCTTTCTGTTTCCTAGTCCGGGCTCTTGGGCTTTCAGCTCAATCTGCGGCGAAGCGTCTTTGACCATCGACCAGAATTTTTTTAGCAGATCTCGTTGTGCCGCGTTCATGGGAAGCACCAACTCCCAGAACTCCAGATCCATGGACCTGGCCAGTGCCTCCACCTCGCTGAGCTTCCCTGAGGGCTCCTTCCCGCTTGCGCTGGGCTTCCGGTTCTCCGGGTTCAGGTAAAGACTGATCGTCGTCTGAGCAACACCAGACATCTTCTCCAGTGCCTTCTGCGTCAGACCCTTGTCCTTCATGAGCTGGCGCAGGTTCGCAGCCAGAACATCGTTCACATTTTTTCGCTCCATCGCGCGATGCTGCCGAAGATCGCTAGCAATGGGTTGCTTGCGTTGGTAGCAATTTATTGCTATCGTGTCGAGCATGAGCACCTCACTTGATACGGACGTTCGAGCCGCACTCGAATCGCGCAAGGGCGACTGGCAGGCCGTAGCTGCTGGCTCTGGCGTCAGCTACTCGTGGATTTCCAAGTTCATGAACGGCCACATCGACAACCCCGGCTTCGGAACGCTGAAGGCGTTGCATGCGTTCTTGGCCCCCCCCGAGCTGATCGGCCACCAGCCCGCGCCCGCCGAAGCCAGCCAAGAGGGCT